TTCTGTATCTGAGAAATTTTTAGTTCCAACTGAGTGAACCAAACTATTAACTGGTGTCCTAATGTCTTTCCATTGTTGATTACTCTTAATGGAGTAAGAAAGATTTTGATAATAATCATTATCTGCAAGAACCTGATAATCTTCACTCAATTTTCCAGTTTCAGTATCCCAACCTTCATTTTTTCTATTGGAGAACTGAATCTCATACATTCCATTATATTTGACCAAAGATTCGATAGTTGCAATATTTCCAGATGTTTTTCCTTGAATAATCTCATCAACGGACAAATCATAGGATCCAAACACTTTTAAAGATCCAGTATCATCATATCCAGTGACTTCTAAATCTCTCTCTATACCATTACTAATAATCTTTTCTCCAACTTCAAACGCAGATGGTTTTAATGAAATTGTAAACGTTGGATAATTGTCTTTAGATATGATTGTACCAAAAGAATCTTGAATTGTTTTTGCAATTCCAGTATTAGTTCCTAAACCGGCAATACTAACGGTAACTTGATCATCAGTTAATCCAGGTGTAAATTTATTTTCATATTTTGTGACCGTAAAGAACTTATATCCATAGTCACTAGAATTGAATCCATCTCCAGAAGCACTATACTTTTGAATACCTTCAAGGAAGACTTCATCATTCACTGCAAATGGATCTGTAGAGAATCCTGCAGATGGTGTTGTGATAATGCAAGTAAAGATTCCAGTATTTGATGATTGGACCTGTTTTATACTAATGCCATTGGTATTATTGACAGTAAAGAGTTCTGCCGATTGATCTGAAATTCCTTTTGGTGGGACATCAATCTTCAAACCTGTAATTGAGTTGGCTGTCAATATTGGTTTTATCAATCCATTATCCAATACGGTTCTTGTGTTGTTGTTGACAACAACTACTTGAGGTTCTGAAATATATCCATATCCACCGGATGTTATGGTAACAATACCAATCGTATTTGAATCCTTTAACTTAATATTTGGAGATATGAAAGCTTCTGGTTGTAATGTTTTATCGGATGAATACTCAAATCCCTCATTTATAACTTTGGTTTCTATAATGTTTCCAATTTCATCAGAATTGAGGGAAACAAATAGATTTTCTCCATTTGCCGAAGTTACATTTGATAAAGAGGGTAGTTTTTTATATTCAGATCCACCAGATAAAAGTTTTACTCTGTTTACTGGTCCTGATGCTGATAAAGAGGTGGTTGTATATTCTAACTTATCACACTCTGTAGACGAATATGATAATCTTTCTGGTTTTTGTTGTAATGAAACTTGGAATGTAGTATTTCCTACACCTGAGATTGAATAAGTCTGATTGTAGAAACTATTAATAAATTCAATCTCAGAGAAATTATTTACATCTTTATCAGATGTGCTAATATATCCTGCCCTTTCTAATGAATAGTAAAGTTTTTCTGGGAATCCTACAGATGAATGATTGATTGTATAAGTCGCACCCGGTAGACCTGTAGTACCAACACCAATCGTACTAAAAGTAGATGTGGACCCAGTTGATACAAACTCATTTTTGAAATCTTGATCATAATAAACTCTAAATACATATCCAGACAAAGAAGAATCGGATAGATCAAATACAAGATTATTGTTTACTACAGATTCTATTCTTGGATTGATTAGAGAAATAGTTTGTGATGATCCACCAGTTCCAGCAATACTTACCACGACCGGTGGATTTTGCTTAGAATTGGTAAGGGTTTCACTTAACTTAATAGTATTAGAGTCTACTTTGTAAACAAAATAAGAACCAGTACTTAGACCAGAAGCAACAACATTTGCTTCATAATAAACTTTATCTCCTGTTTTTAAATCATGAGAACTAATGGTAATCTCATTGGTTGAAGTATTGACACCTATAGATGTAAACCCTATAGGATTAATTTGTAGGTTTCCTGTAAAAGAATTTCTTTTTACTACGACAGCAGTCGATGTTCCTATTCCAACAGAAAGATTTGGTTTCACATTTAATGTGATTGTGTCACCAGCAGTTAATCCATGTGCTGTTGATATTGAAACTGTTGATATAATCTTTTCAACTTTTGCAGTTTTCTGCTCAAAATTACTTTCAAAGTAGTAATCATCTTCATTGTCACCATTTGTGATAAAAAATACTTCGTCAGATGTAAGGGAAGTTTTTATGCCAATGGTGCTTGATGACTTATTAACAGCATATACTGTAGATGGAAGATTAAAAGGTGTTCCTGTTGGAGAAGTAGAAATTGAAATGTGACCATTGCCGTTTCTACTGTATGTTAACTTTTGATTGGTTTGGAAAGGATGATCTTCTAAACTAATTCTCTGAGTAGGAATAGATCTCGTTATAGTTTCTTTTCCGAAAGAATAAGATACTTCATACCCAGTTCCCGCAGTCGTGCCTAATCCAACAGATTCTCTGGGGTTGAAGTAAATCTTATCATCAACTTTTGATTTAAAATGATCTAGTTGCTGATCAATAGTAAAAGTTTTTGCTTTAACCGTTATTGCCACACCAACATTATGTGCTGTTCCTGAAAGACCTCTCTTTACTCTAAGAACATTTTTGTTTTTATATACATTGAGAACTTCAAGAGTCTCTGTTCCAATCCCAATCGTACTGCCAACAGAAATCCCAGATGGGACTTGTGTTACATAGATTTCTGTTGTTGCAGCACCAGATGCCGCAATCTGTGTTGTTATTCCTATATTTGCAATACTTGGAACATCAATCTTAAAATATCCATTCAGTTTTGAGAGAATAGAAGTACTAAATCCAGATATTGAAACATAATCATTGTCTGAAAAAGTGTGGAAAGGTTCAATAGTTATGTTTACTTTTCCATCATTTCTCCAAGTAAATAATGCATTATTGTATGATACATATGATGTATCAACTCTACTAATAGTTTTTCCCTTCAACTCTGAAATTTCCGCAGAGATTCCACCACCATTTGTTCCAGTATTATTAAAGTTTAAAGAATCATTTACTTTAAAATTGTCACCAGGATTTATAATGTCTATAGATTTAATAGATCCTTCCTGAACAGACTCAATAGATATCTTTTGTCTTTTGATTTCATTACTTTCGATGATAAAATCATTATCAGCATTTGGTTCGGAAATCTTATATGGAAAAGTATTTCTTGAAAGTGTTGAGTTATTAAAATCAAATGTTTGGTTTAATGTTGGATTTTCACTTAAAGTATTTGATCTAAAAGTATCTCCAATAAAATACGGGAATTGTGGTTTTCCTGATACTGAATCTATTGATGCATAGTATGCATATACTCCATTTGGAAACTCTTCAGTCTTTGCAAATCTTCCATTATTTCTATCAAGATCTCCACTTCCATTTTCATATCTATAATCTTCAACAAAAAATCCTAGAGGGAAGTTAGTTGTTGATGGTCTATCATAAACATTCGATGCATTTCTAACATAACTGGAAGTCATCGTTTTGATACCAGAACTTATATTTTCTGGATCTGCAGATGAATATGAACCATATATTGGATTTCCATCATATGCCCACCCAATGATTCCGGAGAGTTCTGATCCATCGTCTTGGAAAGATGTTCTTAATGTATCAAAATAACCAGTTACCGAATAAGATAACTCATCATCAATATCTTTTAAAATCTCAGTTTGCTGTGTTGATAGTTTTTCAACTTGATTGACTGATAAAGATCTGATAGAAGAATCTAATATTTGATCTTTTCCACTTGCAATGACTTCAATAGTACTGGAAGTTGAATATCCAATACCAGCATTAACTATTTTTACTTCAGAAACTCTACCATTAGAAATTATTGCTCTCAATTTAGCTCCTGTTCCAGATCCAGTTGGATCATTAACAATGACATCGGGAACTGAAAAATACTCAAATCCACCGAACTGTAGATTGACTTGATTTACCAACCCATCAACTATGATTGGAGAAAAATGTGCATCTCTACCATTTTTTACTGTAAATGATGGTTTCTTTTGGAGGTTTAAAATATTAGATCCATATCTTGTTCCTGGTTCGTAAAGATAGATTTGTTTAAGCGACCCTTTAATAACAGGTGTTAGAATCACAGACTGTGTTTGGGTAGTTGTCCCAAGTCCAACTGTCGTAACCTCAGCTGATGCTTGAATATCAGGATACTTGAATTGTTGAAAACCTGTTCCCTTTGAAGACAACTTCACAAATTTTCTTTGTTCATAGTTAGTGATATTTGTGCCTCCAATACCAGCATCACATACTCTAAATGAATCATTATTATTCTTTAAGACGTAATATTGATTAGTTGTAGTCAATCCAGAAATATTTTGTGGTTGTGTCGATCCCAGTCCAACAACTGATGCATATTCTACAATTTCACCACTAGAAAATCCATGATTAGTAAAGTTGATCAAACTTTGTGAGGTAGATATTCCTGATGGTTTTACTAAAAGTTTTCTGTTTGTGAATGTTCCTCCATCAATAACTTTTATTTCCGAAATAGTTTTCTTTGGTGTTCCAGTTAAAAATTTATGAGTTCCACTCAAAGAAGTAGTTCCAAAAGAAATAACATTTGTATTGGATTGATAATCATCAAAAGTATTGAACAATTGAACAGTAGTATTATTGTCAATCTTCACAAAATAATTTTTATTATCAACTAATGCAGATACTCCTAAACCAATGCTGATATTTTCATTTCCATTATTTCTATAAGTAACTTCTTCACCATTTGTTAAGTTATGGCCACTTAAAAACGTAAGTTGTGATGTAGTAGTGCTTATTCCTCCACCTTCAGTAGTTGCTCTACCATCGAATAATATCTCTCTTCTCTTTACAACTGTTACTGGTTCAAAAGAGCCACCGGATCCATTTCCACCAGTAACATTGACTGACAATACTTCCTTGATATCAAAATCTTGCTTATCAACAAAAATTTCTTGTACAGAACCACTTATTACTGGTTGAACCAATGCAGTTGTTCCTAATCCTGCCGAAACTACTATTTGTGGAGGATTTATTACATCAAAATCAGATCCTCCATTCAAAATATTTACATTTTCAATAGGACCAGAATAAATCTTATCAAAAGTTTTATAGTTAGAAATTTCGACACCATTAATCAACATTCCAGTTGTTCCTGGAATTGTTTTTTCTCCAGTTCCGTTCTTAATATTTGGATTTAGAGTAAATTTCTTTAAAACTTTTTGTGGATTTATCGTCCTCGATTTTTGGGAATATAAAACAAAACTATGTGTTTCTAGTGGTGTTGTTGAGGACTCAAACTGAATGGCATTAGAATCAGAATCTAAAAATGAGTTGGAAGTGAAAAGTTTTATCTTTTTGGGGTTGGATAAAACTTTAACATAGTAAGGACCTTCAGGTAATCCATTGAGAGGGGTTCCAGATGCTCTGTATTGGATCCTTTCTCCACTAATGAAGGGAGCATTAGTATCAAATAATATAGAGGTATATAAACCAGTTGCAGGATCTAAATCCGATAGACTTCCGGAAGTTGCAGAAATCGATGCCGAATTCAAAGTTTTTGTTATTTTATAAGTAAATGTATTTCCAAATCCATTTCCCCAAGAGGGAAGAGAATTTGATGCAACATATGCATAATCATCATTATCATTATCTAAGTATAGATTTTGAACATCTGAAATAATACTATTATTTCCATATTTAAATGGGACAGAGGCACTGTTTGCCTTGTTGATCTTTCTTCTTATCTTGTAACTTTTACTTGAAACTGGACTGAATCCAGTTAAATTTCCTATAGATAATGATTTGGATTGTAGAGGTATATCGGCATCAATATATGGGTTAGTTGAAAATTCGGTTGGAAACACAACAGTGTTTGTTGTTTCATCTATAAACTCTACAAGATCTCCTCTTTTAAACTGAGATTTGTCTACAGTCGTTTTTAATATAACTGATGTCCCATCAAAAGAATCGATACTGACAGAAGAACTAGTGTTGTAGATCCAAGAATTTGCAAAAATTTCTTTATACGTTTTATTTTGTTCTGGATTTTTGACTAAAGTACCAACATTTTTAACAGTTATTATATCACCTTCATTGACAGAAATAGTTTTTGACTTTTGTACAAAATCAGATAAAACACCAGTAAGTCTCAAAACAACTTTCTTTGTGATATCACCATCTTCATAGGTAAAGTAAGTATCATCAGAATGAATATTATCAGTGGCAGTAATATCACTAGTAACTCCAGAACATCCTAAAAACTGATTAATACTTTTGTCAGAGTATGTGATAATATTTGATCCAGAATACAATATACCCGTTTGTCCAAATCCGATGGTGGAATCTACAGATATTACCGAAGATCCTATACTTATATTCTCTAAAACTTTTGAACTAGGTGTAACTGAAAAATTTCCTTGAACACTACTATTGTCATCATATCCAACGAATAATCCGATTTTAAAATATTGCTTTTGATTTCTTGTAAATGCTTCAACAGAAGATATCGATGCATTAGTAGCATCATCTGTCGTTTTTGTTAATGTTTGACCAACTATTTTTAATGGATTGCCGGAAATAACCTCAGCAACACATATTTCCCTTCTAATAAACTCTGCATCAGAAGGCTTAATCAAATACTCTTCAAGATTGATAATCCTTGGGTTCTCTCCATATAATACATTGAATAAAATCCTAAACGAATCATCTGTTCCTTTTGATTCGTAGAAAGACCTTGCTTCTTTAATAAAGTTTCCAACGTTTATTTTGGAATCAAAAACTCTATCCTCAAATCCTGGAGTATATGTAAATTTTAATTTCTTATAAAATTCTTTTAAAAATAGTGAACTTAAGTTCTGTATTTTTACACCACCACTATGGGATGCTGCGGTTGATGTAGAGAATACTAACTCTTCTTCATTTAAATCTGTATGATAACTGGTAATACCAGAAAAACCACGAACACAACCAGTAAAAGTATTTGATGTAGTACCAGTATAAGTTATAATCTCACTGTCTATTTTTAAAAGTCCGTACTGATTAGGAAATCCTTTTGTACTTGAAACAGTAATAGTAGTATCATCTACACCAATATTAGATGATAGTGTGGTAAAACCAACAACCACATCTGGGGTGAGGTTATCTACCTTTAAATATTCATCTAAATTTTCTACAATATCAACAGGTCCACCCTGATATTCTTGAGAAATATAATATTGCTTTAAAAAATCTACTGCCTTTGGACTTTCATCCAAGACAAATTCTGGCAACTGATTGGAAATTATATCCTGAATCTTTACTCTAGATTCAATCCCAGTCTGTATCATACTACTCTCTGATTAAACTTCCGTTTGAATAACTTGATGTGTAAAAATCTCTGTTGAAAACAGTTCCAGATATTTCATCACCAGATGAAATAACATCTTTAATCATATTTATTTTGGTTTTTGAAATATCAAAATTGATATAAAGATCTCTCAAACCAACTACATCATTAGATTCTGGGAAAGCTTGTATTTCAATGACATTGTTTGGTTTCACTGTAGAGACTATATTCACTGTTCCCAGATTTATTTCACCTTTTACATAATCAATTGTTCCTGCAGACTTAGCAATAACCCTTACAGTACCATCAGGTAAGTTCTTAATAATTGATAAAATTCCTGTTTTTTTATCTGCATTTGGAACATCAGTCAAATAAACAATATCAGGTTCTCCAGATACTCTGAATCCGGTCGATTTGATATTTTTGCCCTGATCAGAAACATGGAATTGATTACCAAAACATAACTCATATTGTGCAAACTGATTCAAAAGTGCTACCAAATTTCTTCTTATCTTAATTCTTGTAATATTTGATGTTACAGCAGTATCAGTACTATCGATAGTTCTGAGTACTTTACTGTATCTAAATCTACCACCAAACTTATTTAAATCTGTTGATTGAGAATAATTTGTAAGTGAGTTGGATATTTTTGTTTTCAGATCATTTGCAGTCGATACCATAGAATCATTATAATAAACAAATGAATCTGCTTCAACATACAATATTTTAAGATCAACTATTTTTTGATTAATACCAGAAATCGAATACTGTTTTAGTTTTGATAATATTCTTGACTTATTAAAATCGGATACAAAAAATCCATTTTTAGGTTTGATTGAGATTTGAACCGTTCCAAACTCTGGTGGATCAAGTTCTTCACCACCAACAACAGACACAGATTCCGTGTCTGAATAAATCGATTTAATAATCGTTTCATAATCACGCGCAGTAACTGCTCTATTCTGCGAGGAGTAAATTCTTGGTGCAAAATACTTGATAGAATCTATAGTTTCAATTTCTGAACCATTCTGAGATGATCGTGTCGTTGTAACAGTAAATGGTTGTGGTGAAACTGGATTACCATTACTATCGACTATTCTTCCAGAGAAAGAAAAGTTTGCGGCACCATTACCATCTTTTCCATCTGTAACCAAATAGTTTACTGTAATAATTTCACCCGTTTCTAATTTTCTACCAATCAGTCCATCACCAAACAAGAGTTGATACTTTTCATCCTGAATCTCTTGAATCAAATAGATGTACGAGGATCCAGTTGCATCAGTAATATTATCAATCAGATTATATTCTATACCTAATCCAGAATCATTTTCTTTCTTTACATATACTTTAATCGTTGATGTATCGATAAAAGAGTTGTCAAGAATAAATCTTTGATCAAGAGAAGAATCGACTACAAATTCTTTTGTAAGATATGTTCCTTGACTTACTTCAATATTTTCAAATGTGGCAGTTCTTTGAGTAGTGGGAACACCATCTATTGTAATATCTGTTATTGTAGTTGGTAACTGAATATCCTCTAAAATTGAAAATGTATATGACGTATCATTCGTATTTCCAACACAAGTAAGTCCTCTTTTCAATACAAATGTCGGTGTGGTTGTATTTCTTACATTAATCGTAAAGGTCACAGATGCCTTTGCAGCAGTCCTTGACTTTGGTACGTACCCAATGTTCCTTGCAAGTGATACAACGTTCTCACGGAGGGTTGCAGAGTCCAGAAAGGACTCATTCACAACCATGTTGGAGTTAAATGCCGTAATATAAGTATTATATGCGAGAGTATCGATCAATACAGAAAAGTTAGAGCCCTCGAAGTCAAATCCTGAAAAGTCAGAATTAGCACGAAGATAACTTCGAATGGACTCTTTTATTTGATCGAAATCGAGATCTGTAAATTTTGTAAAAGGCATATTATCTGGTTGCCTCTAATAGGAACGAATATTCTTGTGTCGGAAACTCTTGACCAATAATATCAAAAACTACGGTAACTTCGAATTCATTTTGATCTGGTCTTGGGAAGACTTCGACTTGTAAATTATCGACTCTTGGTTCAAAATTTTCAATCGATATTTGAATTTGATCACTGATTACTGATGCAGTACCAAAATCAATAAACTCAAAAAGACTTCCTCTTACGTCTGATCCAAATAATGGATTAAAAAACTTTTCGGTGGGTATCGTTTGAACAATATTTCTCACAGACCTACGAATTGCTGCCTCATTTTTGAGCACAGGTAAGTCTTTAGTAACAGGATGTGGATCAAATGATAAACTAATATCCTTAAATGTTCTAGATATCCTCCGATTTGCCATTTTGACTAGAGTTTTCTGACTTTATTTATACCCTCATTCGTAAATTGGTTCAGTTCCATACTCCCAATCATCATAATCCTCATCATTACGGATTTTCTCATGCAATTCTGCTTGTTTTTTGAAGTTATGACGTTTTGCCTTATCGTGCATGACCTCAGAAAGTACTTTTTCTTCAGGATCATTTGTTGCCTGTGGATTTTTCCAATAGTCTGTAATCAAATTTGTGGTTCCCCACATCTGATACATGTATTCCGAATCACGATCTACTGGTGAATTGCCCATTTTTGCTCCTGATTATTGAAAATCAGAACTTTTTGAGGGGTTGCTATCCCTTAGGACTATTTATTTTCCTCTTCTTCACGCTCTTTGGCAGTTTTCCAATGATATTCGTCTTCTCTACCCATTCCAAGACGATCATATCCATTCTCAACCTGATAATATTGAGTCGAAACCTTAAAATCAGGCATTTTTGGTTCGACAGGAGTCAAACTATTGTCAAAAATACGCAATCTGTTGTTTGGATACAGTGCATATTGTCCATTTTCAAGTTCAATAAGGTTATGTGACTTGTGTTCGGCAGGATTTTCACTTGTGGCATAGTCAACATAGTCTGGATCATGATGATAGTTATCGATCGTACAGACATATGTTCCTTTTACGATGCCATGATCTCTCGTATAGCATTCAAAGTCCATTGAACCAATAAACTTTTTATCCACAGAAACAACACCATAATCCATACAGTTCCAAAACTGTAGATTTGGCAAACTCATATCTGGTGTTGGAATTTCGGGTTTCCAAACAAAGGCACTGATCGGCAGTTTATCGTACATTGCCGCATACTCTGGTAAATAGGTCTCAAAATAAAAAGCACGTCCAGGAATCGACTTAACCGAAACCCAGACGCCCTTTACAAATTCACCATGCCCACTTTGATGATCCGTGAGATATTCTTTACGAACCCATACCTCTACTGACGGAAGGTTTGCAATCAAACATGCCATGGTTACCTTATTTTACTACAAGTATGTATTAGTGACCTTGACCACGATACTTCTTGCGAGCCGAGTTACGCGACGTTGCCGCATACTTTGTATTTTTGCCCGTGCCCTGACGAGTTTTTTTCGGCTTACCGGGCATAAAAACACCCTTCTGAGCACCAATCTTTGAACGAACTGCCATAATACTCCTTAAATTTCAAACATTTTTGTTTCAAGATCTTGCGGTCTTGGAGAACCTTTCTGATAATACTCTATCGAAAGGTCCTCCATAATATCAAAATACTCATCCTCCGTCAAGTTCTTGTAAAGTACTTCCCCTTTATGGAGGATTGTATATTTTGTCTGTTTCATCAGATGACTCTTGTCTTCTCGTGACCAACTCTAATACGAGGATCACACCAGATTTTAAAACCTGCTTCGATAGCATCGAGACAGAATGATACATCTTCTCCACACATATCCTGTACCTCTCCAGACTCAAAGACTTGCATCTTCGGTGCAAACCATGGATACTTCATCTCAGAGTGCTCAAAGACTCCGTTCTTGATCAGTACCCATCCGAAACCTGTATAGTCCACAGTAAATGGTTTCTTACGTCTTGAAATACTCTCAAGTGTTTCATGATTCATTACACCACCATTGTTACGGAAATCATCTTCTTCCATCCAGTGTGCAACACTCGTGGTACGACCGTCTTCGGTACAATACCATCCACTTGCAATGTCCTGGTCCATCAAAACTAATTGCCAGAACTTGTCAGTGTTGAATACAATATCACTATCAATCCATAACTGATAATCATAGTGCAACTTCCCGTCCCAGGGAATTTGATCCGGTCCTCGCAGTACATTCGCACCTAAACACTTGCATCTTGCAAAGTTTACCATTGATGAATAATCTTGCGAGATCTGAATGCTTGCACCCGCTTGCACCAGATCAAAACAAAGTTGTACAAAGTTTTTGAGGTATGCATAGGAGACTCCTCTACCAGGTAGGCAAAACACAACGGCCTTGCCTTTGATCATTTCTTTTGCCTTATCATAGTCCCATTCCTCCTGGTTGCTCTCGGATGGTTTGGGAGTCTTTGCTTTAACAGTAAATCCTTTAGCCATAACTGTAAGTAACTACGTCAGTATCATAACACTCTATCTATGCTTAGTCAAGATCTCTGATAATAATGCAGTCGTTCTCAACCTCGACGTTTACTTCTACTCCCTCGTACCATCCCTTCTCATCACAAATCCATTGAGGGATTGTGACATAATACTCACCGGTTACTGGATCGATCTCTACAGTCGTTAAATTTTCCTGCGGATTTTTTTGCATATCTTTGAATCCTGTTGCCATTTTTTATATATTAAAAAAATTTTTTATGAGAGAGAAATAACGAAGTCGATCTGGGTCGTTTATAGCTTAGGGAAGTTAGCGATTTTATATACGGGGGGGCATCACGGCGGGCAACACATAAGGGGGGCACATACCCCCCAACTGCTGTATCACGAACGAATGCCTAAAGTGATAACTTTCTGCGGATATCTCTCTCTACTTGATTCAATGCATGACGACAGGAAGGTGTAGATGCCGTGTGAATCTTGACTCCAGTGCGATGCCTCCAGACTAAATGTTTGTTTGATCGATATAACTCAAACTCATAAGATTGCATGAGTTTGGTGAGTGCCTTCTGATGTTTCATGATGCAGTTTGGAAACGATTGTTGTTGAAGTTGGCATAACTGAAGAGACGACGATTCACCAACTTATAAGTACCGAACTCATTGGAGTAAACATAACCTTCGGCATCGATTCGATCGTATCCAATGTATGCTTCGGGACCAAGATTACGGCAGAGATAGAGTGCATCATCTTTGATAGATTTCACGAGTGCCCATAACCCAAGCAGAAGAGGATCGCAGTCAAAATCATCATTCACGACGGGACGATTCTCACGGATACATGCATTCAGTTGCTGCTTAATCTTCTTTGCTTGTTTATCATCCACGAAGGTCACAGTCTGTGCCATTTGCTTAGCGAATGCGACCACATCTTTCAGGTCATAAAACATATCCTGATTGTGAATGATGTATGCTTCGGGTTTCACAAACTTACAATAGATTGTGTCGGTGATAGTGAAGTTCATCGGGTGTGCAACTGCATCACGAAGGTCAGAAGTTGCGGTGTAATAGGTATGCGGAGCAACGATGATATTTTGGTCGATTACTGTTGGAAACTTGTAGGTGATTGTGTTGGGAGTATATTCGTCAGATCCACCGAAACCGATAAAATCCCCTTGGAAAATGCCATTTGTACGAGGCAACCAATCAAGACAATCGTGCAGAATTTTTGCAACGTTGCCGACATGGTTTTGATCGATTTCTTCATGAGAATGATTGATCTTGATTTTAACTTTGTTGAAGACAGATTTGGTGCCTACGAAGAACTTTCCGTTGGCAGGATTAGTCCCCCAAACAATAGCAGGAGCACCGTCAATCTTTACGGATAGGTGACCCTCAGAGAGGAGAGAATCAAGGCACGAAAGGTCACCCGTGAGGATGGTATCTTCGGGGTGTTCGATGTGTTTGTTTTGAGTCATAATGAAGAAGAAAGGTGAAGTCAAAAGGGAGGGAATAGTCCCTCCGTTGTAACATCAGGCAAGAAGAAGATCGTTGGAAAGTGTACCCAGTTTCATAGAGTTACGGAACTCAGTGATAAAGAACTCAGTGCCATTGTATAAACGAATGAACCAATCAAAGTTCTTCTGGAAAACATACTCACCAGAGATTGCGTGTTCTGAAAGAATAGCATTCAGACGGGACTTAGTGGTCATAGACTGATAACCACCATCCCACAAACGAACTCCGAAATCACCAACCTCTGCAATCTTGTTACCGTGAAGGTATACAGTAGAGGTCTCAGTTTCGGGGTCAAAAGTAACAGCAGTGTTTGCCGATTGCCAGTTGATGCCGTTAGTGATAGCATCATTCATCTGCCGTTCGATCTTACGCATTGAGAGACTTGAGAGAGGGTTTGAAGGGTGTGGGGGGTGCTGTCCCCTCCACTTCTCTAAGATACACGGAAACGGGGTCCCGTGCCGGTTTAGTGGACACCTTGCCGACTGTCCACCGGCAGCTGCGATTCTCAATAAGAAAGAGTAATTGAGAATCGGAACGGTTAGTGATAGAAACTCACGGAGTGTAGTTATCAACAATAACGGTCGTAATCGTGTTGTCGTCATTCAGAAACTCATACTGAGTTTGTGTTGCACTAATATCAACTTGACCGACCAAAGTTGCAACAGAAAGAAAGAATTCAAGCATGATTTGTAAGTGTTGTTGACGTGCTAATGATATCAAGCACAAGGAATAGTCTGGTGATTGATTACATCACTATCAGGAACTTCACCGTATTCGATTACAGTGTGACCCAGGTAATCTTCAACCCAGACATACACATCAGACTCAGAATGCATAGAATAGGCAACATCAACTGCCTGATCTTGAGAGTAACAAATCTCAGTCTCATTAAGAGTAGGACAGTGTACGGTGTAGGTAGTCATGAAAGAGAGAGCAATTGTGCAGGGGTCAGTGTACATCAGGCAACTAGAAGATTTCGTTAGCAACAACTTCCCATGCTTTGTAGAACATATCCCAAGCAGCATTATCATAAACGAAGGA